TTTAGAATATATAGCGCCCACCCTCATTAACGCCTTATATGTTGTTTTTGTACTAAAAACTAGAATATTTCGAGAGCGATTGCTACGGCAATGCCCATCAATCCCTGTACAACCATAAACATGGTTACTGCTCGAGTTTTAAACTCTTTTAATTTTTCTACTTCTTTAAACTTGACTTGTAATTGAGTAGGTGACGTCACTTCATCAATCTTGTCTTTCCAGGCTTTAATGTCTTGAACTCGATCTTCTTTCGCCTTGAGTTCAGTGAGTTGGCTCTTAACATCTTGTAGCTCTGTACGCAGGCTTTCAATGCCGCCTGACATTGTTTCTAGCTGTTGCAAGACTAGCTTTGAGTAGGTTTCCCATCCGTTTTCCGGTGCCATATTGGTGCCCTCCGCACTTTTAAATAGTAAAACAAATCTTTAGAAATTAATATTAATCTGGCTGGGTATCATTTTCTTCAATATCTTGAGCATATCTTACTTTTCTTGCTCTAATTTTAGTATCAGGGTATAATTGAGAAAGGTTTTCAATAGCCTCAACGTTTTTGCCTGAGTCATCGAAGAACAAGACATCGGTGGCCCCATTCTCAATTCGATCGGCAATCCACCCAGCCTTATCTTGAGGATCGGAGCTTCCTAAAAGAGCAAAAGTTATCATTGAAGTGTCCAAACCGATACTTTCTAAATAATTCTTAATGGGCCCTTCGGCTTCGGCTGCCCGCGCCGTTAAAATAGCGATTTCCCGACCCTCCGTACCTGCATTGAGAGCATTCCTAATAATGTTTGTAATTTGTTTGATTTCTCGGGGGTTGATAACTTCGTCAAATTCAGAGAAATCATATTTATAGTCTGGATTGACTTTATGTGTAGCATATTCCGTAGGCGTCATGATTATTTCTTTTCCGGTATCGGTAGTAATATAAATATTTGAGTCTGACTTTGCTATTGTATCGTCAAAATCAAAAACTCGCAGTTTTGATTCGGCTAAATACTCTCGCCAATTTTCAAGTAGGAGTTTCATTTTACTTCTTTTACTGAATCTTCCATCATATCATCAAAGTCAGTGCGTAACTTAATCATAGGATTAAATTTAGCATGTTTTCGTTCTAAAAGCAAGGAACCTTGTGGTTTTACCAGGGTTCCGTCAACCTCGACACCTTCGAAATCGATTTCTGTCTTTTGTTTGTACACTACTTTTGGTTCTTCCGTTTTATCATCTGCATATGCCATATTGGAGAGTAAAAGTAAGATTACGTATTTCATTTTATTTGTTCCTCTGTTTGAGGTTCTTTTTGCTTTTCGTCTTTAATCATAAAAGTGGCAGCTAAACTTACGCAAACAAAACCTACTATAATTAGGTCAATCACCACCATATACCTCGTAAAGCTCTTCTTCATTACTTTCATCTAATATTGTGGCCACCAAATGAATGCGGGGCGAATCGCCACCATTTAAAGCAGTATGATAATCAGTAGTATTCATATAATATACAGAACCGTCCGCCTTCATGTGAAACGATTCATCATTAACTATCATCATGGCCCCCGGATTGGTGATAATAGGAATATGGAGTCGATTTTCGGGATCGCGATGATAGCTTAAACATGTGCGACTGTCGAGTTTTAATATTCGCACTCTACCTAATTTGTAATGCTTAGAAAGAGTATCGTACACATTTTTTAGATAAGTATTCATTAAAACAGGTACAAAGATGTTATAAGCATGCTCATTAACAAGTTTTTCAACCTGAATTTCTTCATACTCATCATTTTTGGTCCAGAATACACCACGCTGTTCTATATCTTCAATATCGGTACTTGTAACACTGATACAGTTCACAAGATCTCCGCTAAACCCTATATTGGTAATGGCGAATTCATAAGCGTCTCTTAGGGCCGCGGCATCAAAATGAATATTTAACTTTCTAAAATTATCAGTCATATTAGTTGTCGTAAGTTTTATCAATCTTATCGTTAACCATTCCGCGTGCACGGACCATATCTTCTGAATTGACTTCTTTAAGTATTATATTTCCTGTATCTGGTTCATAATACATACCAATGAGGTCACCCGTGCTTACACTTTTCATCTCTTCTTCGGTAATGGTTATTTTACCACCATTCTTCTTAACTAACATGGTCAGTATGCTAAAAAGGTAATCTGGGTCTTGCAAATACTTGCTCATGCGTTTAAAAATCCTTTCCACGTTTTTACGAGGCTTTCATTTGTTTGCATAAACGCAGGCTTGCGAGAGTTAACAAACTGAGCTAACACTCTGTTGAACACCACGTTAAGGTTGTCTTCATCGTCCATCTCGCCCTCTACAAGCTCTACAAACAACCCAGCCATAATATCGGGTTCATCGGCGTTAATCGAGAATATAGCGGTATATTTAGCCTCTCCAGCGTGTTCCACAGTGGTGGCGTTCATTTGTAAGTAATATTGAGTGTTCTGCTCTTTTCTTGGTGCATCTAAGAGTTGTTTTCTCAGCTCAATTTTAAAGTCGCGAGAATCAAGAATCTGCATAAGCACTTCCATACTTAATCCTAAGTCTTCTGGATCGTAATAGTGAGAGTATCTTGCGGTGGATTCGTATGAGTCGTAGTAATCTCCGTCAGATTCAAGATCCCACTCGTAGGATGTAAGAACACCATCTTCAATCGCTACGGCTAAGTTAGCATATTCTCCACCTTCCATTTGTCCTTCGCGCTTGAAGTATGCGGTGAGGATTTCTTGAAAAGCATCTCTTCTGTCATCAATTATAGAATCAACTTTCTGCATCGCTTCTTGATATTCTTCAGGCATAGCCATATAACCATTACCATAGATCTCCGGATGTTCGAAATTAACTTGCATAGTTACATGTATTTCTTCTCGAACACGACGAATAACAGGTGTATAGTTATCAGAGTCAACAAATATATCACCGTATATAGAGATTAACTCATCAACAGAGTTCCACACAACTTCTTCTTGATTGCCGGGTAGTCTTTTCCACTCATCAACCGGCCACTTTGCAATAAATGCTGCAAAAGGCTTAATATATGCCCCATCGGCGCCATCATCACCAACTTCGTAGTCGGTATATGTTTGAGCCATTCTGTTGTTATAGTCATTCATTATTTGTTCGCATTGCCCATTGTACTGCGCAATCACGTCACCAATTAAATCAGCGTCCAAATCATCTTCGGTTTCTGTGTTCTGGCGCATTGCACCAGCAAATTCAATACTTTTATCACCCAGTAATTTCTTCATCAACACAGCCCGACCTGATGCATTCGCAGTATCTTCGTAAGAACCACCAAAAATCATAAATTTGCTTAAATCAATCTTATCACCCTCTTTGGGCATGTTTTGGATGACTTCTTCTTGGTTTGATCTTGCCCAGTCAGTAACTTGATTGGCTAAACCGGGAATATCAGCACCATAAACGCGAGTTTCAGGCATTCCAACGTCTTGCCCATCATCCCAGCGCTTTGGAGGCTCATCATCTTCATAATATCTAACGTGACGGATGCGAGCACGTGAAATTGGATTGATATCACCAACATCATAGCGCTGATCATCATAAAATATCTCGCCTTCTTGTATTTCTTGCTCTGCACTATCAATATTACCCGTATTAGTGGCGCTCAGAAGCTCTTCTGTCTCTACCACGTATGCTACGGCTCCGTGACCTTGAGCCTCGGCTACAGCGCATTTGTAGTACGATTGATAGGCATTTGTACGACTAGCTGGAGAGTGGCAAGAGGTAATCTCGTCAAAATCGCTCATTCTGAGTACATCTATCGGGTGTCGAGTAATAATAATGGAAAATTTGTCATTATCGATGTTATTTATCTCTTTTTTGATATATCCGGCGTTCTTTTTCCAATATTCGCCGTATTCAGTCGCTAAATCGGTTAAATTGTAGCCCGCAGGTCCTGCAACTCCCGGATTTACGACATATAAGTAAATTTGAGTGTTAATTCTCTCAAAATTCTCCAATTCCTTCTCATCGAGTGCTCCTTTCAGCATTTTCTTAGTAACGCGTTGGGGTGTCCGGACCCCTCCGCCATCTGGCAACATATAGTTGATATCCGCCATGTGTTTGTAGACTTTTTGGTATATTTCGTCTTTTCTTCGGCTTAAATCAGCTAATTTGGAGAAAAGTTTACCAATTTTCATCTGAATCTTCTTAACTTTCTTCTTTTCGGGCTGTCCTGCTTGCATATCAATCAAAGTACCCAGTAAATCATCGACTGTGCGCAGATCACGCTCGGCATATACCATACCTTTCTCCCAATCTACATCATATTCTTGAGATCTGAAGAATTCTGCAAACTTTCCAAGCTCTGTGGAGGGATCAATGGTCGGAAATGGTATAACAGCACGCATCTTGCCACTGAAAAGGTCATTTAAAGGCAAATTAGCTGGATCTAAGTCGTCCAGTACGTCTTCAAGCACCCGCATCTCGTCTTCGGTGACTTCCCGGAGTATTTTTTCGGGTTTTTGTTCAGAAACACCTAAATTTTCTAGTAATTGTGCTGTTTTTAACAGGATTTGCTCATCATTTAGCATTTTTTCTCCAATCGCAGTAATCACAAACCATTTCATCTACCAAGGGCATACCACATGAGGGGCATTTCTCACATTTTACCATAAAAAACATATTTTTTATTCCTTCATTGATTTGGATCCGCGACATTTCCACTTTTTGCGGGATAATGCGTTGGCACATGGCGGATTTTTACACTTTTTAATCTTCGCTGAACGCGCACAGTACGCATCACCCTTTTTTGTGCCGGGCCTAATACGATCTCCGCCATCTTTTGCCTTTCCTGCTTGTCCAAATGAGCGACATTTGCCGTTAACACGTTTAGCAGACCGTTTTCCCTTGGAAGGTTTACAAGGTTTCTTTTTTTTCTTCTTTTTTTCGTCTAAGACTGCTTCGATTTCTTCATCAATGATGGAATCGATGTCTTCATCGATGTCTAAGGTCTCCGGATAATCTTTATCTCCGGGCTTTGCCTTCTTTTCTCCCGAACCAGCTTTTATTCTTTTCTTCTTTGCGGCAATATTTGCCCAAAGTCCTGGTTTTTTCTTTTCTTCGAGTTCATCTTCGCCAATCTTTACCTGAACCCCATAAGTTTTACAAGGATCTTGTCCACATCCACAATTTTTCCCCTCACCTTCTTCTAACTTATCATCATCGGTTTCATCAAGCATCTGCTGAATACGTTTTGCTTGGCCGGCATGCATCTCTGAGGCTTTTTCAAGCTCGCCAACAATGGTTTTAAGTTCTTCTTCGTGTTCTTTCGTATGCGACTCGGTAAATAATCGCCAATTTTCAAGAATCAGTTTCATTTTTAGACATCTCCAAAGCTTTCTCCAATAAATAGATCGGAATTTTGGTATTAGCTATGTCTTTTATCTCATTAATAGTTGACCATCGGTAATCATCGTGCTCAATATCGCCGGTTTTAGGGTTTGGTTTGTCTACATTAACCTCTCCATCCCATTTTAAAGTCAAAAAATAGTGTTTCCCTTCCTTGGGTTCCCCCAGATATTGTAAATCAGAGATAGAACACCTTAACCCTGCTTCTTCATCTAACTCTCGGACAGCCCCCGCTTCAATAGAACCATCAAATTCATCGATATGCCCACCAGGAAGGGTCCACTGGCCAGCTCGCCTATCGATATCTGAACGCCTAATAACCAAAAATTGTTGCTTATTATTTAAACAAGCAACAATTCCTACGGCTTTTAGTTCACCTTCTGTAATAAACTTATTCCAGTTATATTTCATTTACACGCTTTTGGTCTTTTGCCAGGGAATCCATAACAAAAATCCTTAATAGCCTTTTCTATTTTAACTTGATTAATTGGAACAACCCAGATCATGTTCTCTTGAACTTGTGTATTGGGATAATATTCGACATCAACACCATATAGTACACCAACTTGTTGTCCCTTTAAAGTATAAATCATAGAACCAGAACACCCAAACCATCCGTAAGTCTGTAGAATAATTTGTTTTCCAACTCCTTCTCCATCTGCATATCCTGCCACCCTTCCGGTGAAAGACATCAATTTGTGGCTAGAAGGATATCCAGAATAGACAATATTGGTTCC